TTTGCCCGACGGAGTTCATTGTAGTTCCGCGAGCGAAAATCTTGAGGTTGGTGCCATCCTGAATAAATCGCAACCATCCGCCATATCCTGACACTTGAACAGAATCGTAATCCGGCGCTAGATCGGTTACGCCGCCCGCCTGTTTTCCCTTGCCTGTCGCAAGCAAATTCCAGTAGTCCGTCTGAGCGGACGTGCTGGCGCTGTTCATGACGTAGTTATACCTCGCCGTCCCCGGCAAGTCGTCAATCGGCCCCCATCGGGTCTGGCTGACAATCGGAACGTTCGATGCTGGCAAGGTAATCGTGGCAAGCTCGTAACGTCGCACGCCAGCTTGCGGGTCGTCTGCTGGCACGGATGACCACGCTTGGATGTTGCGAGTGGTGATCGTGCTTGCGATGTCACCACTCGCACTGACAGTCCTGTTCCATTCCACCCTTGCGTAAATTTTGTCACCGCTTTGAAGCGGCGATGAATCCACGCGCGCCGTTATCTCGAACACCGGGTCGTCATTCGCTGAAAAGCCGGTTGGCAGTTGACCGAAAATTGTGCCGTTGAACACGCGCAGCTTTTTGCTGCCAGCCGCTTCGATGTGAAACTCCCGATGCTCGCGCTTTGGCTCTGGCGGTAGCAGCTTTTTCTTAATGGAGAAACGCACGCCGTCTGCCCCCTCGGTCACGTCGAAATCCTGCTGGTTCGGAATCGGCTGGCGCGAGTAAGCCCACGCCTTGAACCGCTCGATGCTGCGGTTAATCCACCCGTTCTTTGCTGGCTCCGGCTTGCTTGGGAATGCCATTAGGCTCCTTTCAGGATGTATTCATTCACGCTATGGCACGTCCAAAGCTTGCCGGGCAACACTTCCGAGACTGGAAATGATGTGGTCTGCTCGACTGCCGAGAATGTGTTGAACACGGCGGTTGCGTCGCCTGTGGGAATGGTGCCGCTTGGTTCCCCTGCGTCATCCACCATTCCCGAAAATGTCATTTGCCGGATGCCCGCGCTGCCCATGTTCAGCACCGGGATGTTACGCACGGCGGAATAAGTCGGCGTCGAGCCGGGGTTTGCAAGCGCCGCCCATTTGTATGTTGTCCTTGAGCTTACGTAGGTGACTGAGCAGGTGATTGTTTTATGGTAGTTCACCGAAGTTGCATCGGTGATTTGCTTGGTCGTCTGCGCGGTTTGCAGCGATGTGTCGTCCTCGGCTAGCACGCCACGCGCCGCCCCTCCGCGCAGTCCCTTGTAGTTCAGCGTGACGGTTGGCAGCACTGGGTTGTCATCGCTCGTCCAGGTGTCCAGAAACATGCTGGCATCGTTCAGGTTTGCGCCTGCCTCGTCCGTGCATGATAGCGTGCCGTATGCGCCGAGCGAATCCATGAACGCCTTCGCGCGATACTGCGCTCCCTGATAGGTGACGGTGCATGTGTCAAGCTCGCCGGTGAAGTTGCGGCTCCACTGCGCCGGCTTGACTTGGATGAATGTCGAGTCTTCGACGTAATGTAGTGCGCTCATTGGGCGATAACCTGTGCAACTTTTTGGTTGGCGTCGCGGGCATCTTTTGCAACTTTCAGCATTTCTTCGAGTGTTTCCTTTTCGGTCAGTCCTTTGAGTCGCTTGCGTTCCTCGTCCTTCTTGAACGCCTTGCGCCGCGCCGCGTCTCCGGCGCGAACCTCGCCCTCCCTGCGCACTGGAACGCCGTCAATCTCCTTGAGTCCTGCTGCCTGCGCAGCGTTACGCATTTGCTCAAACTCGCGGCGTCCGAGTGGTCCTTTATAGACGGCGCGGTTTTCTCGGTCAATGCGTGCTCGGTTTTCGCCTTCATTTTTGATTCTGAGGCGCGTTGGAGTCCAATACGCGTTGATCGCCGCACCTGTCATGTTGCGAATCATTTGTTGGCCGGGTGTTGGCTTGCCCTCCAGCGCATCCATTTTCTTGCCTGCCTTCGCAATCGCAGGCTCGATTTTCTTCCGCATGGCCTCGGCTTTCTCGGCCTGCGCCTTCGCGCCAAAGTGATCCGCTCCGATCTTCGCAGCTTGCAGCGCGTCCGCTGCGCCCTTGGCTTTATTGGCAAGCTCAGTCATTCCGCGCGCCACCATGTCAGCGCCTTTATTCTGCTTAGGCGCAACAAAGTCCTTTGGAAGCATCGGCCCAATGAAGTCGCGTTTTGCTTGCTTGGCTTCTTCGTTGGCGATGACTCTTTCCGTCCGCGCACGCGGACTGTCATCCATGTTAAAATCAGGCGGCTCGCCAGGGACTACTCCGCCTCGCGTGACGGTGGATTTCGTTCCCTTGCTGTATTTTTCTTGTTCCTTGGGTGTGGTTGCTGACTTGATAAGCGTCCATATCTCAGGAATGCCGCTGTTTTCCCACCAATTACTAATCCATGCCGTGAAGGATTTGGCGCTGTCTAGAAGGAACTCTCCGAACTGCATCGCATAGCCGACGATGATTTTCCCCCATGCGACCGTTTTGCTGATAGCGTCCTCAATCGCCACCGCCATACCGGGGAATGCGCCTTCAACGGCATCGTGCAGCCAGTTCGCCAATTCCAGCGCCTTCTGTTTTGTGACTTCCCAGAAATAGCCCATCACGCCCATCGGGTCTTCCCATAGAGCGAAGCCCCATTTCATCGCGTCCTTTAGAGCGACGCCGAGCTTCTGGCCCATCTCCACAAAGTCGAGTTTGCCCGCGCCCTCAGTCAGCGTGTCCACAACCTTTGCAACTTCGCTTGCTACGCCCACAAAGAAGCCGCGCATCTTCGAGCCTGCGTGACGTAGGTTGTTGATAACGTCATTGAACACTTTCGCGTTCTTGTCGAGCAACTGCGCCTGCTTGGACAGCGGCCCGCCCGCTGCGGCCATGCCTTCCGTGTCGCGGAACATGCCGAGCATTTCGGTCCCGTTCTTGCCGAGCAGTTTCACGGCGGCGGCGGATTGTGCGGCGGTGTCTGAAAGTCCAGCGATGGCCTTTCCAACGGCAAGCAAGCGTTCGCCGGGGTCGAGCTTGATGAGGTCTTTCGCAAAAAGTCCGATGCTCTCAAAGGCATCCGTGCCGCCAGATTTCAGTGAGCCGATGAGGTTCACGTCCATCTTTTTCATCGCGCTGCCTAGCGCCTCCACCTCGATGCCGTTGTCCCCAAGCACGCGCTTCATCATCGCGAGCCTTCCAACGGTGATGCCCGTCTTGTCGCTCATCTGTTTCAGCCCGCGCCCGTAGTTCATCGCCTCCAACACGCCAGCGCTGAGTGCCGCCGCTGCTACGGTGCCGAATTTGGCAACCGTCTTAAGTCCATTAAGCGCCATGCCGGGGAGCTTCATTAGCCCGCCGCCAAGTGCTCCAATGGCTTTCTCCGCTCCGAGAAACGCGCCTGTGGCGAGGAACTTGACAGGGTTGCGCGCGAACTGCGCGGCGAGGGCTTTGCCGGTCGCTAGCGCCTTGGCAGCGCCGCGCACGAACGGCGAGGTGTCGAGGGACAGAACTGCTTTGAGATTCGGCGAGGCCATTCGTCGCGCACCCTACATTGCGCCGTGCCGCATGGCAAGCGTTTAGCGGAGGTCGTCGCGGATCTCCGTCATCACCGGGTGCATGAGCTTCCCGGCTTTCGTCCAGTCTTGGAACCGCACTTCCACCAGGTCGCCGGGGTTTGCCGCGCCAGCGCAGCGGCCTGCGGGCTTGCCGTCAAATTCAAGCTCGATGCCCTTGCCGTCAAATGAGACGACGCGGAAGGTGTCGCTTTTCCAGTTCTTGAGCTTCATCGCGAACTCAGTGCGCCCGCCCTTGTATTTCGCCGCCGTGCGCTTGAACACCACGCCCTCTCCGCCCATGCCCTTCACGCGCGCGTAGAGCGCCCGCTTTGAGTCCTCGCCGTAAAAGGTCTGCACCTGCGGAACGCTCATCTCGGAGAGGATGCGGAGCCGGTCGTTCAGGCTCATCCCGCGCACGTCCTCGCCGCCGATTTCCAGCGCGTCGAATGCGGTAAAGTCATCGCCGACAAGCTCGCCGTCCACGATGTAGTTTCCGAGCGGCAAGAGCGCCCGCGCTTTCGCGGGAAGTTTGATCGGGTTGCCGTTGCGGGTCTGCGCGCTGAGTGCGCCAGCGATGCACGTCACCACGCAGCGTTTGCCGTTCAGCTTTTCCTGCGCGGCCCATGCGTCATCAATGAACAAAATGTCCGGCGATGAGAGGTTGATTTCCCATTCGATTGGCTGCTGTGTTTCGATCTTCACGCTGGGGAGTATTCGCTAAAGCGGTTCCGCGTGCAAGTATTATTTTTGCCACCGTTTTTCGAGCTGATTCGCCATGTGTTTCGTCATGTCAGCAACGACGGAATCCACCGCCTGCTGGAGTGCAGGCCCGGCCACCTTCTCCGCGCCAGTGCTGGCGTTCGTGATCGTCGCTTCGAGCAGCATCGCCGTCGCCTTGACGCCACCCCCGCGCGCTGCGTTGCCCTTTTCGGACAGCCGCAGCGTCACTGTTTTTCCGAAGTCACTCGCGGCGCGGATGAATCCTGCGGCGATGTAGGCAGCGGAGGATTTTTTGCGGTTCACCAGCTTGCGCGCCACGTCGATCAGCGTCTTCCCGGATAGCGGCTTTCCTTTTCCGAGCTTGGCGAGAAACTTTGGAGTTTGCCCGCGCGGTAGCCTGCCGTTCTTGCGGTAGTAATTCACCAAAGCATAGGCCAGTCCGGTCATCTTGAACTCTTGGAACGTGCTTTTTTTGTTTGTGCTGCGCTTGCCGCTCGGCATCACGATGCCACGGTTCTTACTAGCCTTCATTTCAGAGTCAATCTTAGCCTGAGAAGTCTTGGGTGTGAGCTTGATCGCGCGCAGACAAACATCGCCAGCCCGCTTGTTTAGTTCGGCGGCGGCGTCCTTGTGGAACTCATCCACGCGCCGCGTCATCGCGGCTTGAAACTCGCGCAAGTCCAGTGTGAACATGGCTCACACTAACACCTCGCCGCCATCCTTGGCAAACACGGAAAGCATCATTTTACGTGCGCCCAAGTTTTCATCTTCAAGACTTTTCGCGCGGTTTCTCTGGCAACGCCAAACAACGTCGCGAGCTTTACAAGCGAGATTTTTTGAGTCGCTCGAATCGATCTCATGCAGCGCACCTTTTCTTCATTCAAAATTGCTGAACCCTGATTTTCTCCGCGCGCCATTCTCTCCGGTCGAAGTCTTGCGGGATGAGTGTCCCCACGCGGAACTCGTTCAGGATGTTTTACTGAGCCGTTCATCTCGCCAAAGCATTTTACGCGACGCCCTTTGGCAATCATGTCGTGAACATTTTCGGATTGCGTGCCTGAGAAAAGATGAGACGGATTCACGCATCCCGGCGTGTCACATCGGTGCAAAACGAGCGCGTCTTGAATATCGAATGTAATCCAGAACGAAACCCGGTGAACCATGTATAATCCACGCTTCATTCCGAACCTTCCATATCCGCTGGCATCGCAATACCCAACCCACAGCCAACATCCGCTTTCGTTTCCTAGTTTTTCAACCTTAGCCCAGAATATTTCCTTGTCTTTTGGCGTGAGTTGCGGGATGAGTTTTGGAGCGTGCGGCATAATGTAAGTGTGCTTTGCGTTAGAGCCGTTTCGGTGCTGAATACACCGCGACGGCTCGCTTACTTTATAACGGAAAGACGTGATGTCAAACGAGTTCATTGCTTTCGGATGAGTCGAATGCCGGACGCACGTAAATTTTAGCGACTCTATCGAATGCGTGCATTTGTCTCTGCTGATCAAATTGTTGCCAGAAAATCTGATCGTATTGGAGCGCCTCGGCCAGTGGCATCCGGTGCCAGATTTCGTCCGGTGAAGCCCCGCAGACCGCGTGAACATGCGCGATGAGGTGCGCCCATTGCGACTGCGAGGCTAGACTTTTCCCGGCTCGTCCCCTGCTTCGCCGCCGCCTGTTTTCTCAACCTCGATGCGGAACTGCGCGGCATCCACGCCGGTCACGATGCCGAGGAACACTTGGAACGCTTCGCCAAACTTCGGCCCGCTCGAATCGGTGATGCCGCATTTGTCTGCCCATTCCAGCGCGGCGTCTCGCGCCTCATCCGGTTTGGACAGTGCCCGCGAGGGCGTCCACACGCCACGCGCAAGCGCCGTGCTTGCGTCTGGCAGCGTGCATAGCCAAAGCAGGATTGCGGTGTCACGGATCGCGCCGGGATACATGTTGGTTGCTTGAAGCTGCGCGAGCGCGGCCTCGCCAATGAACGGCCATTGCATCCCCATCGTCTGCGCTGCCACCTTGCGGCTGGCAGTGTATGGCGCGAGCGGGGCTCCGAATAGCTCGAAGCCTCGTTTGGCGTTGATGAAGGATGATTCTTCGGGTGTGATTTCTTCGCTCATGGCTGGTATAGTCTCATTAGTGTTTTTCGAGTTGGCGAAATATAGAAAAGCGTTCCGTCCGGTGCGCGAGCTTTCAGCCAGTCATTTGCGCTTTCGATGTATTCCCATCCAGCGCGGAGCTTCTTTTTCTGCGGACAAACACCGAACCAGACATGCGATTTCTTAGTGATCGCGCTCATGGTTTTTTCGGGGCTCCTATTTTTTCGCGGTTCTCCGCTGTGGTGTTCAGATTCCAGAAAACGGCAGCGCCCTCGGCGGTGTAGCTCAGCGGCGCGGACACTTCATCCGGCACGCCTTCAATTGGCTTCATCTTCACGCTGGCCTTGCCAAGCGATAGCGAAGGGCAGACAACCCAGGTGTGGTCTTTCATCGGCTTGTGGTTCAGCCGGCGCATGTAGAGCGCCTGCATCACGGTTTCCGTGCTGATGTCTGGAAGGTTCGGCTCGCGCTTCTCCGCTTTGGCCTTGTGCATTTCCTCGGCCATCGCATCCCATGCCTTGATTGCGCGGGTGAACTCCGCGTCCTTGACGATGCGCCACGTCACGATGCCGGGAATCTTCCGCTCGCGCGCTTCGATGACAGCCGCCTCGAATACCTGCGGCGTGACCGGCGATTGCGGGAGCAGCCTGCGCGAGCGGCAAAGGTCGGGCGTGTAGTGGTTGATGCACGGCGGCACGTCTCCGGTGTCGCTGCCTGCCAGCTTCGCGCCCGCGCAAAGCAAGGCCAAGCACAGTTCCTCGTCGGTAGATTCAAAGATTTCCATTTGGTTTAATTGACGTTTGCGGGTTCCGTCTCCCGGCCTTTCGGCGTGTTGAAGGGTTAGCCTTGGATGGACGTGTAAAGCTCTGCCGCTGCCCACGCGCCAATAACGGCGGTGCCGGTAGCGGCGTCTGTGACGACGATGGCGGCTTTGATGTCGAGCGTGTCTCCGGGCAACAGTCCGGAGGACGTGAGCGCGAACGAAGTCTCGGCAAGCGTCAAGCTGCGGATGCTGACGGCGGCTCCGGCGTAAAGGTTCGCGCCAACAGAGCGGTCGCGGCTAACCTTCCGCACGTCCACGATGAGCGTCGCAGCGGTGTCGGCAATGGTCGTGATGCAGCCTGCGGAAAACCGCACCGTCACGGTCGCGGCTGCGACGTAGTAAGGCGGAAGCACTTTGAGGCAGCGAGCGTAGCGCGTGGTTGCACCAGCCGTCTTGAGGTCGCTGGTTCCGATGTAGCTGCCAGCCGTGCCGTGCGTCCCGGTGTAGTAGCCGAGGTCGTCCGTTGCGCTCGTCGCTGGCAGCACGGTGCCGACTGAATCCCACACGCGCCAGATGTCGAATGGCAGCGGGAGTATCTGGTTCGTGTCCGTGGCGAGCGATGAGCGCGGATACGATGGCAGGTTTCCGGCGACGGCCAGATTGCCCTGAATCTGCACATTCGGAAATACTGCCGTGTCGGTGGCCATAAGCTTAGGCGACTGCGAAGCGGCTGGAATACTTGGCCGTGACTTTCTTGAGGCCGTTGCGCTCGTTGTCCACGGTGCCGGTGTCGCGGTAGAATCCGCCAGCCGAGCGGCCAAAGTAGGTGGTCGAATTGACGGGCACGAACGCCGTATAAAAGTTGTGGATGAACAGGCTGCTCGCCGTGGTGATGTCCAGCGTCTCGCCTTCAATGTCGAGTTCGCCTTGAGGATCGCCGACAACTTTGCCGCGCGCCTGCCCGTTGATGCCGGGAATCCACTCGTTAATTTCCGGCGAGACTGACACGGAAAACTTAGAGCAGTTAATGCCGAGTTCTTCGGAGGCGATGCCCCAGACTCCGTTGGTGAAGGATACGAGTTGAACGGCCATGATTAGGATTTGGTGGGTGTTGCGGGTGCGGGTTTCGGAAGTTGTTTTTCCAGCGAGGCGAGTTGCTGTTTTTCGTCGGCGATAGTCGCGCTGCGATCCACGTTGTCTTTCAGCGCCTCCAGCGCGGCGATGGAACGGCGCAAGCCTGCGGCCATTTCCTGAACGTCTTTTTCCTGCTGTGCGGAGAGTGCCATTACGGTGTGAGCGCGCCTGCGGCGAGCGGACGGAAGTTAAGCACGGTCGTGGACTTCGCAACGCCAAGGCAACAGGTGCCCACGCCAGTCGTGTTGTCGGCGGCGGTCTTGGTGATCGCGCCAGCCGTCGTGTGCGTCCACACGGTGTCTCCGATGACAAGAGTAGAACCAAGAACAAGGTTCGCGTCCGAGGTCACAAGACGCGCGGACTGCCCGACGCTGCCTCCAAGGGCGGCGAGGCCATCGCACGCGGAGGCCGCGATGCTGCCGTTGCTGTCGGTCAACTGGAGAAGTCCTGCGGTGTCAACGTAGCACGGCTGCCCGGCTGCGATGATGGTTGCGCCGATGACGTAAAATGGGGAATACTGCGCGCCCGACGATGGAATGAACGACGCGGCGGTTTGTGAGAGTGCAGCCATAGTGGTTCGCTTCTACGTCAAACGCTTGCGACTTGCAAGGGAATTGTGCGGGTGAACACGCGAAAGTTTCCGCGCGTTTCCATCGTCGTCCTTGCGGCCTCGGTCATTACGAGTAGCCAAGTGAAATTCGCTGTGACGTATGCACTCCCCGCTGGCGCGACAAGCGAAGCCTCCACCTTGGCAAACACGTCATTCGCCTCGTCCGCGTCGCGGTTGACGGTGTGGAATGACACGTCGAGTTGCGCAGCGTAGGGCTTCTGCCCTTCCAGCATTTTCTCGCCAACCTCGGCCTTCACCACGATGCGCTCCGTCGCTGTCTCCGCGCCGCTGTTGAACGCCTCAACCTGCAAGTCGAATGGCAGCGTTGCCGCCGCGCGTAGCGCCTGAATTGCCCACGCTTCGATTTTGTTGCCAAGGGTCAGTTGCATTATTCTCCCGCTGTTGGGTCGCCAACCGTGATGTAAAAAATGCCGTCGCGCTCGTCCACGTCGAGGATGACGTGATCTTGTCCGCGCACCGTGACTGGCGTGAATTTCGGCGGTTCGCCGTTCGGATATTTCACCGTATCCGCGTAGTCAGTTAGCAGGCTCTTTTTGATGGCGAGCACCTGCGATCCAGACTCGCCAACTCCACCCGGCAAAAGCACGTCGTTGAATGCGTTCGTGCCGATGACGCAAGGAATTGCGCTCATCGTGCCAATGGTCGTGACGCACGATAGTCCCGTCCATCGCGCTTGCGATGTCACCAGTCGGTCGTGTGCGTCTGTGGTGCGTGACATTGTGAAAAGCAAAGCGCCCGGCCCGAGTGAACAGACCGGGCGCTAAGATGAACAACTAAGCTGACTAGACTCCGCCGATGATGATCGCGAGGTGCTCCGGCTTGAACACCGTGACGCCCCATGCGATCGAGACGTGGTAGGTGTTCATGCGATAGCCGGGATACATCGCAATCTCGAAGCTGAGTCCGGTGCGCGGGTCGGTGATGACTTGGCGGTCGAGCGCCATGTCGCCCTGCGCAGGGATAGCCGGAAGGCGGGTGGCAAGCACGATGGCGTTGCGGCTGAACGCGCAGTTGCGCGAGGAAGTGCCGAACACCGTGATTGCGCGCGTGGCGACGCCCTGAGCGATGCGCAGGCCGGGAGCGGCGAGCGTGATCGTGTCGCCGCTCGCCGGGTTCGCGCCAGCGAACGAAACGGATGCGACGACATACTTGTTGGTGTCGTTTGCGAAGGTGATGATGTCGCCAGCGGCAACAACGCCGGTGCCAGCGGTCGCGAGCGGGATGGCAGTCTGCCCAACGGTGAACGCGGCGCTGGTGCTTGTGGCACTCGCCATCGTGCCAGCGGTCTGACTGCCGACCGCTGCGGACTCGCGCAGTGAGAAGCCGTAGAGGTCGCCGAGCAGACCTTGGCGGAGCAGCGTGCTGTCGCCGCCCTCGTTGACTTTGTAGAGGTTTGCGTAGCCGCGCACCGCGACGCCGCCTGCGGTGGAAAGCACGGCGTGGCGGTCGCTGCCGGGAGCGCCGTTGTCGTCGAGGATTTTCTTCGCGTTGCTGAAGTCGCCGATAACAGGCGCGGTGTTGGCCGTCGCACCGAAGGCGCGGGAAGCGCCAGCGTTCGCGGCAGTCCAGATGTCAGTCTCCACTTCGTTGACTGCGGCGCGGATAGCCTGCGCGATCTGATCCTGCTGGATCGTCAGGTAGCCCGGCCCCTTGTCCACCGCCATGATGTCTTCGCCGCTCCAGCTAAAGCCGAACGAGCGGGCTTTGGTGATCGTGAGCGACTTGTTGCCGATGGTCTGATTGAGCGCGGTCGGAACGGCCATCGCAGGAACGATGTCAGCGCCGGAGGCGTTCACAGGTGCGACGATGGAGCGGAGCGTTTGCCCGACTGCAACCATGTCTGTGCGGGAATCGCGGGCGACGGTCGGGATGAAACCGGTCAACTCCCGGCTCACCACGTCAAGCGCGGCGTAGGCATCGGGAATCAGGCTGGTGAGTGTGTTGTTGTTGGTGGGTGCGGCCATATATTTGTGCGGTTACGAAGTGAGGTTTTCTGCGGTTGATTAGTCGGTGATCTTCCCGCCCTTTTTGCAAAAGTCGGCTTTGTTAAACGGCGAGAGCTTGTCGAAGTCGGCGCGCTTCATCGTGTTGCCTGCGGCTCCCTGTGCGTCCGTGGAAGTCGCGACGGTCGCGGCCTTGAACGTATTCAGGATGACGTGCTCCTTGAACTCGGCAAGGTTCTTGCCGTTTGCGGTGAAGGTATCCACGGCGTCGGTCAAGCTGACTTTCTGCACGGCTTCAACCGACTTTGCCCACGCTTTGATTTCCGTAATGCGCGCGCGCTCGGCGGTGATTGCGTCGGCTGCGGCTTTCGCGGAGATAGCCGGAACATCGGGCGGCGCTTCCACGGGCGCGGGAGTCGGAGTTGCAAGCGGGGTGACTACCGGCGCGACTGGCTCGGCAACAACGGGTGTGGGCGTGGAAGGTTCCATTTGCGCGGTTATAACAGATTGCGCGGCGGTGTCAATAGCTTTTTCGCCGTCTTTGAAAAGAGCAGCCGGGAGCATTGTGAATAGTCCCGCCCATTGCGCCTTAAATGCCTTGGCTTTCGCGCCGCTGATAACGCTATCCGCGAATCCTGCATCAACTGCCTCTTGCCCGAAAAACCAAGTGCCGAGTTGAGCCTTCATCATGTCTCGGATGTCGGCTTCGTCCTTGCCGGTGCGCGCGACGTAGAGCGCGACGATGCGATCCTCGAATTGCTTTGTGAGTTGCGCTGCGGCTGCGAGGTCGTCGGTGTTGCCGTGCGCTCCGCCAGTGACGCGGTGAATCATTACGCGCGCATTTTCGTAAATGCGAATCTTGCCCGCGTCGGCTGCGAGCATGATGACGCTGGCCATGCTTGCCGCGAGGCCGATGACGTTCACCGTGACGCTCGCGCCGCTGGCTTTAATTGCATCGTAAATCGTGAGGCCGTCATTGCAGTCTCCGCCGGGGCTGTCGAGATTGAGCGTGAGGCTTTTGATTTTGCCAACTCCGCGCAGTTGCTCGGCGAAGTCTTTTGCGGACACGCCCCACATTCCGATTTCGTCGAAGATGTCAATGACGCACTCAGCGTCGCCTTTGTTCGTGATGGAATACCAGTTCTTTTTCATGCTGCTTTTTTCTTGGGTGGTTCGCCGTCATCTTCTTCGTCGTCGTCCGGCTCGATTAGCTCCGGTGGCGTCATCGGCCCTTTCGTCGTCGCCGTCTCGATGCCGAATTTCTCCATCATCATGTTGCTCTCTGCGATTTCGGTCAACGTCTGTTCGAGGTCGGTGCCTTGCTCATCGTGAATCGCTTGCAGGCTGGTGAATTTGTTGGCGAGGTCTTGCGCCTTGGCGACGCCTTCCTTCACGGCGTCCACTCCAGCCCATCGGCGGCCCGTGAATTTCACCGCGTTGAACTTTCGGAGCTTCGCGACCGGCAACGGCACCGCGCCCATGATGAGCGCCATCTTTAGCCATTCGGAAAAGATGCGCCGCTCCGCTGTGGAAATGTCCCATTCTTGCAGCATCATCCATTGCGCCGTGATGCTCAACCTTTCGAGTCGGCCCGCGCTGAAATTGATCTCGGAATAGTTCTGGCCGAGCGTCGAGAATTGCGCGGCTGGAAGGCCCGCGCACATTTCGCGCAAGCTCTCATTGCGGAAGCTGCCCGTCGCCGGATTCGGATTGTTCGGGTTGAACTCCTTGGCGCGCACGCCGGGAGGCAGGCCGTGCATTCCGCCAGGGTTCATTTCCAGCGAGAACTTTTTCATAATGTCGGGGTCTGGCTGCGCTGCCGCCATGCCATCCGGCCCGATCAGATCCGTCTCGAAAAAGACATTGGAGCACGCGCCGACGCGGGCGGATACAACTGCCGCTTCCATCCATTTCGCAAGCTGGCGCGCGTTGCTCATTATCGGCGTCGTCCACGGCACGGGCCGCGTCACGTCCGCGTCGTCGTCAAACTTGGCGTAGTGAATGATGTCCTCGGCTGGAATGCGCGTGCAGTTTTCCTCGCCGCCCTGCATGAACGGCATGGGCGCGTAGCCTCCCCACTGGCTCGCGGTTGCCTTGACGATGTGATATGCCACCGGGACAGGTGCCGCTCCGCTGTCGTCATACTCGATGCCGAATCGCACCGGGTTGCCGGTCGCCGCGCATTTGCCGGTGAAGTAGTAGCTGCACCACTCCGCGTTGATGTGCTGAATCTTGAAGCCGAATGGCTGATAGCGCGCATCGCGGACGAGCCGGATGAAATGCTCGCCGTCGCGCGCGGCGGATTTCAGTCGAAGCTGACGGGATTCGTTGTAGCTGAGTCGTCCGGTGACGGTGCAATTTTCGCGCAACTGCCATTCGCGAAACTTTCGCTCGATGAGCTGGCAGGCGAACACGTCCATTTCGCCGACCTGTATCGTGGCCTTGCCTTTGACTTCGCGGAAAAGTTTTTTCGCGGCTGTTTTTTTGCCGGTCGTCCGTTCGATGTAGGCTGCAATCTGCGCTCGCCGTTCCGTCTCCGCGCGCAGGATTGCCTTTTCCGTCGGAGTGTGAATCACGCGATCCTCCTCCTCCTTAATCATCATGCGGATCGTGTAGCCGTTCGGCCCGATGACGTTCGCGCAGAGGTCTTGGAAGTAGCCGAGAATGTATGGATTTTCCCGCGCGAGGTTTCGGCTGTATGCGCGAAGCTCCCAGTGGTTGCGGTAGATTTCCGCGTCAACTCCGATGCGGTTCACCTGCCAGTCAGGTGACAGCTTTTTCAACTGAGTGATCAGTTGCGTGTAGTCATTCCGCACCGTCGTCGTTTCCGGCGCTGCGCTTTTTGTGGATTGCCAGAATTTCCAGTTCATCGAAAGTAGGGGCGGATGGAACGGGACGGAGCATCACCGCGCAGACCGGACGCTTCGTTTTTTTCCTCCGCGACGAGCGCCTTGAGGTTGCGCACCACGGCAATCATTTTCGGGATGTCAACGCTGGTGATGCTCTGCCCGTTGAAGTTCGTCACCGCGTCGGGGTTGCCTGCCAGCAACAGGAGCGCCGCGTTCGCCGCGTCAAGCTGCTGCTGTGCGTTTGATTTCGTGAGCGTGCTGGCGGGATTTGCCAGAACGATGAAATCGCCAGCCGCGCCGGTCGTCACGTCGCCGCTCGATGTCTGCGTTGCGCGAGCCTGCCACGTCCACGCGCCGACAAGCATCGCCGATGACTGCGCGGCGGTGATGGTGAAAAGGAAGTTGTCGCCGCTCGCCGTGCCTGCGCACGTCACCGCTGCGACTCCGGCTTGGTTCAAAATGAGCGTCGCTGTGTAGGTCGAGGCCGGGCATTCCCGCAGGCTGAGTTGCAGGCGCGTCGTGTCCCCCGACGTGATGGACTGCGGGAATATTGTGAGAAGCGGGAGCGCCATTGTTGGCGCTGCGTATAGCCGCACCGCGCCGGGGTTGCAAGCGTAAATGCTTAGGGTGATGTTTTCGCGAGCCTCGCGGCATACGTGGCGATCCAATCATGCACCGGCTTGCCTCGGATGAGCCAGCCGGATTTCTGCATCACGGCGAAGAAGTTGCCGTCATAATCAGGATTCGGTTCTATGCCGTGATGTTCAAGCGTCTCGTTCATCGTTTCCTCCGAAGTCGGATACGGATGCAACGGCTTTTTTTCTCCGAAAAACAATCGGTGCTTTGCAAAAGCACCCTTTGTATTCTTTGGAGAAGTCTCTGAGGAAGTCTTTGTCTTTAGGGGAACTTCCCGTTTCGTCCACTTCCCATCTTCCCGTTTGGGTAACTTCGATGTTTCTATTTGGGCTACTTCGGCGAGGCGGTCGAGTTCTTCGGTGCGGATTCGGTAATACTTCCGGCGACTCACCCGGCCCTCGGGCTGAATCGTCTCGATCAGGTTCAGGCGCGAAAGGTTCGCCATCGCCTTTCGGATAATCTTCTCAGTCCAGAACGGAAAATACTGCCAGCGCCAATCTTCCGCCGTGTTGAAAATCCACTGCTTTTCTTCGATGCGACGACCGAAGCGCGGATCTCGCAAAAGGTAGTGAAGCTGCTGAAGGATGATTGCTTCGTGAAGCCCGATGACGAGCGCGAGACTTGGCAGTACTTGAAGCGGGGGTTCTTCGATGATGAGCTTTGACATGGATAAAAGTTGCCCCTTCCGCGTCAGACCCGCCTCGAATGAGAGCGGCACGGAAGGGGCGATGAAAAAGGCTTTTGAGCCGGTCTGAATCGGCGCGTCACCATGATTGGCAACGCCGCGACATTGCGCAGCGGCGCGGACATGTCAATTATTTTTTCGCTTCCTGTCGCTGCTCAGTCGGCGATGGAGTCGGCTCGGGTGGCGACTGTTGCGACACGGCGATCACGATGGCGACGAAAATCACAAGCGCGAAAAGAAGCAATGCGCGGATGACGACGCACAGTAAAAACACAATCAGGATGGCGAGTAGGATTATCATAAAGTGTCACAGCCAGCTTCCCCGCGTCTGCCCGCCCTCGAAAATGGCGTAGTCAATTTCCGGCTTCGGCTTCGCGTTCGGCGTGCGCAGGGCTTCGGCGTCGTCGGCAATGGCCTGCTCTAGCGCGTCCCAGTTGCGAGGGTGCAGCCGTAGTGCCGCGAGACAGCCAACCTCGATGTCGAGGGCTTCGTTGCGCGCGTTCTTTTCGTTTTCGTATTTCCGGATCTCCTGCCCGCCGTCAAACGTGATGACGACTTTTTCCACGGTCAACTGCTGAAAGTATTCCTCCGAGAATCGCTGGTTGAAGTGCATCGCCGTCGCGCCCGGTTCCGTCACACGCAGGCGTTCGTAGATGCGATCCTTTGCCTCCCATGTCCCGATTTCATGGCCCTTCAAATTCTTTGCCACCGTGCTCATCTTGCGCGTGATAATCGGTGCGCCAAATCTGCCGACGCCCTTGCTCGCGCGGACGTGGCCTGTGACGTGTTGCACCGGCTCGCGCGCGATGCGCTGGAAAAAGCGATACACTTCCTCCGCGTATGCGCCGCCGTCCACGAATGCCATTCCGAGCCGTAGCTTCGCGCCGCTGGCGTGCGTCCACTCGCGGCCAAGTTCCTTTGCCAGCGCCGTCCAGACTTCTTGGTGCGACGTGTAGCCGTCGAGCACTACGTGGTCGAGTCCCCATGATTCTTCATCGCGGTTCCACGCGCGCCAGCCGACCTCTAGCCGGTTGCGTTGCACGTCGCAAAAGGCCGTGATGAACGACGCGGCCTGCGGAACGGTGTCGTAATTCTCGCGCCGCTCATGTAAGGTTTTCCAGTCAGGCGGCTGCTCGCTTTCGTCGGTGGGGTCGAACGGCTCCGCGTCCACGGTGTTGACCATTGGCCGGCGCGCACGCTTCGGGTCTGCGCTCGCGGCAACTGCCATTTCTTCCTCAGCCATCTGGCCAAGGTATCCTGCCGGGTAGCGCACGGAATCAACCGGGTGCGGCCAAAGCAGGGCGTTGGCGTGGTAGCCTCGCCGCCCGCGAAACTCATTGCGCGGTTTCCAGTTGTCGAATCCCTGCTTGTGCGCCATCGCGTAACGCTCCGCGTCGGTCAGGAACTCGCCGCACCTCGGGCATTCCAGCCGCGCACCCTCGGGCTTGCCTTTGTCGTATCGAAGCTGTC